ATGGCAAGAGGTGGCAATACTGTTGTTGCAAGAGTTGGACTTGATGATAAAGGGTTTCAAGAGGGTGTAACTAAAATACAAAGAAGTCTAAAAGTAGTTAAAAGTGAATTTGCAGCAGCTAGTTCAAAACTTAAGGATTTTAGTAAATCTACAGAAGGCTTAAAACTTAAATCAGATAGCTTAAATAAACAAATGGAACTTCAAAAGCAAAAGGTAGCGGCTCTGACTAAAAGTTATCAAGAAAGTGTAGAGAAAAAAGGTGCAGATGCTAAAGCTACAGAGAATTTAAAAGTTAGACTTAATTATGCTACGGCAGAGATGAATAAATTACAGCGTGAACTAAATGAAACTAATGAAAGAATAAGAGTACAAGAAAGCAGATGGACAAAATTAGGTAATAAGCTAAATGAAGATGGTAGCAAAATGCAGACAGTAGGTAAAAAGATGCAAGATGTAGGAAAAAGCTTATCTACTAAAGTTACTGCTCCAATAGTTGGAGTTGGAACTGCTGCTGCTAAAATGAGTATAGATTTTCAGGATTCTCTAGCAAAGGTAAGTACAATAGTGGATACTACTCAGTTAAGCATAGAGAATGTTAAGAAAGGTGTTTTAAACTTATCCAATGAAACCGGAGAAGGCGTAAATGATTTAAATGAAGCACTATATCAAAGTATTTCAGCAAGAGTTGAAAGTGGTAAGTCAGTTGAATTTTTAGGTAGTGCAGTAAAACTTGCTAAAGGTGGATTTACAGAAACGAGCTCCAGTGTTGACCTGTTAACTACAATACTAAATGGTTATAAATTAAAAGCAGAAGAAACTGCTAATGTAAGTGATATTATTATTAATACACAAAACTTATGTAAGACAAGTGTAAATGAACTTAGCAGTAGTATGGGTAAAGTTGTACCAATAGCTAGTGCAGCTAATGTAAATTTAAAGCAGTTATCAAGCGCCTATGTACTTTTGACTAAAAAGGGTATTGCTACAGCAGAAGCTGGAACATATATAAGAAGTATGTTATCTGAACTCTCTAAAACAGGAAGTACAGCAGATAAAACTTTAAGACAAATAAGTAGAAAGAGTTTTGCACAGCTTATGGCAAGTGGTAAAAGTGTTAGTGATGTACTTAATATGCTAAATGAGCATGCAAACAAAAATAATCTAACACTTAAAGATATGTTTGGATCATTTGAAGCTGGAACTGCCAGTATGATTTTAGGTGGTGCTGGAGGACAAGATTTCAATAAAGTATTGGATACTATGAGCAATGTAGCAGGTGCAACAGATACAGCTTTTAATAAAGTTAATGAAACTACAGGTGCTAGATTAAAAAATCTTTTAATAGCCTTAAGAATGCTGGAATACAATTGGGAGATAGCTTAGCACTAATGATAGAAAAAGTAAGTGGAGTAATACAAATTTTAGCAGAGAAGTTTAATAATTTAACTCCAGCACAGGCAGATATGATAGTTAAAATAGGATTAATGGTAGCTGCATTAGGTCCAGTCATAAGTATTATAGGTAAGCTTATAAGTACAGGTGGTACTTTGTTTTCTACGCTAGGAAAAGTTTCAACGGCTTTAGGAAAAGCTGGTGGTGCCAGTGCAGTATTAGGAAAAGCTTTTGCTGCCTTAAAAAGTCCAATTGGAACAGCATTAAAAGCGTTACTACTTCTGTTTGGAATGGCATAAAAACAGCCATAACAACACCCATTAATTCAGCGAAAAATATAGTTAAAAAAGCAGTGGATTCTATATATGGTTTCTTTAAGAATCTTAGAATACCTGAGATAAAAATACCTAAAATAAAGCTTCCTCACTTTAGATTAAGAGGAGAGTTTAGTTTAATGCCACCTAAAGTACCAAAGTTTGATGTTAATTGGTATGCACAGGGTGGCATTTTTAATGCACCAAGTATTATAGGAGTAGGTGAAAGAGGTACAGAAGCAGTTCTACCAATAGATAGATTAGATGAAATTATAGCTAAGTCTATAAAAAAAGCACAAGGATTAGGAGAAACTAATGGTTTAACAGTACACATAGAAAAATTTATTAATAATACAGAAAAAGATATAGAGATGTTAGCCTATGAACTAGAGTTTTACAGACAACGTATTTCAATGGGGAAGGGAGGTAATTAAAATTTTAAGTTTTAATTTTGGAAATAAGAACAGCTATGATGATTTTGAAATAATAATATCAAAACGACCTTCTATTCCTTCGCCAAAAAGAAGAATTACCTATATAGACATTCCAGATAAAAGTTCTAATCTAAAATTTGATGAGAGCACTTTTGAGGATATAACAATATTAGTTGAATGCGGAGTAAAATCAAAAGCTAATTTAGTAGACAAAATAGATGAAATAAAAGCATGGCTTATAAATACAGGAGAAAGTGATTTAATATTTAGCTTTCAATCTGATAAAAAATATATTGCCCAGGTAGTAAATATGATTGATTTTAAGCAAGTTTTAAAATATACATCGAGGTTTCCAATAATATTTAACTGTAAGCCTTTTAAGTATGCTGTTAAAGATAAAATAATTACAGTAACTAAAAACAATTCTACTATATACAATGAAGGAACTTTTCAAAGTGAGCATGTGATTAAGGTTTATGGAAGTGGAGATATAAAACTAAAGATTAATGATAATGAGATTACTGTAAAAAAGGTAGATGGATATGTAACAATAGATTCTGTTTTAAAAGATTGCTATAAAGATGATGAATTAAAAAATGGAGATATGATTGGGGAGTTTCCTATTCTTATAGTTGGAGAAAATGCTGTAGGGTTTAGTGGAAATGTTAGTAAGGCTGAGGTTAGAGTTAATGAGGTATGGATATAGAAATATAAACAAAAATAAAATTACTTTTATTTGAACTATTTCTACTAATGAATTAAAATAGAGATATAATTAAGGAGCTAGGAAGGTGAACTAATGAAGCCTACGAATTATGAAGATTTAATCATGAAAAGAGCCATGGATCTTTTTGCGCAGGAAGGACTAAAATTCTTTGGTATAAACAAAAAAGTTAAGGAACTTGGACCAACAGAGTTAGTAGTTTTAGAAACTAAAAATATGTTTATGGACTATACTTTCTTAATGGAAGATGATACTTTTATACATTTTGAATTTCAAACAACTAATAAAGGAAAAACAGATTTAAGAAGATTTAGAGCTTATGAAGCACTTCTAAGTCATCAGACTGGAAAAGATGCAGTTACATATGTTGTTTATTCAGGTAACATAAAAAATCCAGGAAATACTTTACAAACTGGAATAAGTGAATTTAAGGTTAATACAATATCTATGGCAAGTAAAGATGGAGATAAGATATATAATGATATTGTAAAGAAAATAAAATCTGGAATTGAGATTACAAAACAAGATATAATATCTTTAACATTTACGCCTATTATGGGTGGAAATGTAAGTAAAGTAGATAAAATACTTAATGTTATAGATATAGTAAAGGATATAAATGAAGATTATAAGTATGACGTGGAATCAATACTATATGCTTTTGCAAATAAATTTTTAAGTGGAAAAGATCTGGAAAAAGTAAAGGAGGAATTGAGAATGACTGAACTTGGTAAAAGTTTAATACAAGAAGGAATGGAAAAAGGAATAAAGAAAAAAACTTTAGATGTAGTTAAAAAAGCAATAAAAAAAGGTTTAGATAATGAAACGATAAAAGAATTAACAGATTTAGATATTGAAAAAATTCAATTAATAAGAGAAACAATAGAATAAGTAAATATATATGATTAAATTAGCAAGGTTATATTGAATTTGTAACTTTGCTTTTTTCATACCTAAATTAAAATGACAGGAGGTGATAGATTGATATGCATCTATGACAAGAAAACCACAAAAGGCAACTTTGAAACTAATGGTCTTGGAGTTCTAGATGAAGTTATAAGTTGTTTTATTACAGAAGAACTTAATGGAGATTATGAGTTAGAACTTGAATATTCAGCTAAGGGAAGAAAATCAAAATACCTAGAAGAATGGAACATAATTAAAGCAGATGGGCAGCTTTTTAGAATTTATAGAGTTGAAAAGATAAGTAAAGAAATTAAGACAATAAAAGTTTGGGCAAAGCATATCTTCTATGATCTTCTGTACTATTTTATTGAAGATAGTAGAGCTGTAAATTGTAGTATAAAAACTGCTATGGAAAAAGCTCTGCCGGGAGATGTTAGTACTATATACAAAGTTGATAGCGATATTATTTTAGCTAATACCATTTACTTTGTTCAAACTAATCCTGTTGAAGCTATGTTTGGAATAATTAAAAGATGGAAATGTGGAGAAATTAAAAGAGATAATTTTGATATAAAAATATTAAAGCAAATAGGAAAAGATTCAGGAGTTTTAATAGCTCAAGGTAAAAATATTTTAGGAATTAAATTTAATTCTGATACTAAAGATGTTGTTACAAAGCTTTATCCAGTAGGTTACAATGGAATAAAACTTACTAAGAAATATATAAACATACCTAACTGGAATAGTGATAAGTATCCACCTTTTCCTATAGTTAAAAAGATTCAATTCAAAGAAGCTGAGGATGAAGTAACCTTAAGAGTTATGACAAAAGAAAGTATAAAAACCATAGGACTTAGTAAAGTAAATATTGAAGTGGATTTTATAGAACTTAGTAAAACTAAAGAATACGAAAAATATAAACATCTACAAAAGGTTAATGTAGGAGATAGAGTTATTGTAAGATACAAAGATTTTCATATAGATATTAAAGTTCCAGTTATAAAAATAAGGAAGGATGTACTTAGAGGATTAAACGCAAAAGTAGAACTAGGGCAACCTAAAGATAATATTTTAAATAAAATGGATACATCAGAAATTAAAACAACTGTAGATGAACTTGGCAACAAAGTGGCAGAAACACTAACATCCATGCTTTATTATGCAAATCCAGTAGAGTTTATAGTTGGAACAAGCAAAATACAACCTGTATATTTAGGAATATCTGCAGTAGCATCAACAAATCTTTCAATGAATCTTTCATTATATTGTATAGCAAATGAAGAATGTACAATAACAATTCAAATTCAACTATATAGAGAAGACATCACTTTTACCCCAAAGCAAAAACTTTTAAAAGGAGATAATGTTGTAGGAATACCTATAGGAATACCGCAAGTTAAATGTGGTGCTCACTATTTAGGTGTTTTTTTATGCGTTGATACAGGAAGTATAAAAATACCAAAGTTTAATTTGCAATGTATGGTGGATGGAAGAAATCTTCAAGGTGGATTAAGTTCAGAACCACCACACGCAGAAGTTAAAGAGTATCAACCACTTGTTAATATTCATGGTTTGTATTTTCAAAAATTACAAGTAGTAAATAAGTTTATAACTTTAAAAAAACCTATACCAGTGATATTTGGTGAAGGTATAACGCTAAATAATCATTTATTTATTAATAAAGGAATTACAACTAATTATAATATAAGCTTTAAATAAAAAATCTCTATCTATTATATATATCTAAAACTTAATATGAAAGGGGATGATAACTTGAGTTTTAGAGAAAGTATATCATACAGTAAGGATTTCTTAACAGGTAGAAAGATTGAAAAGGTAAAGAATAAGTTAATAATGCCTGTTCAAGGAATAGCTACAGTAAAACTTTATGACGATTTAACTGGAAAGCAAGTTTATGAGGCAAAAAGTGAAAATAGAATTACAGCAGTACTTACAAATATAGCTTTTTTAGATGAATTTTATTACCCAATGCTTGATAATAAATAGGAGAGATTACTTGAGGATATATTTAAAACTTATCCTTTTAGGGTTTTAGCTCTAACCACAGGAGATATAGAAGAAAATCCATATGATTATTTTACATGGGGAAGTTTAATAGGTTATGCTGATGCGTGGTACACATATAGTGGAGATTCAGAATTTAGGGGAACTATAAATAAGGGGGAATGGTCAAGAGAGAATAAAGATGGAAAAGGAATAAAACACTTTGTCTTTGATTTCCCAACTCATGCTGCTAATGGAACATTTAAAAGTATTTATTGGACAGGAGGACAAGCAGATAGAAGTGAGGCACAAATGCCAAGAATGAATTGTACTTACAAAAAGAGAACTATAGTGAAGGAGTGCTACTCAGTATCTTATTATAATTTATGCACAGATCAAAAAAATATTTATACTTTAGAGCCAAATAAAACTATAGTTAATGTATATGATAAATTTACTATTGAGAAGAAAAGTAACATAAATCTTAAATGCGAAGTAAAAGCTATAGATCATGATGGAGAATATTTTTGGATACTTATAAAAGATGGTTCATTTAAAAAGTTAGATAAGAGTTTTAATATAATAGAAAATTATTCTAAAAGTCCTAAAGTTCCAGATAATTTAGTTTATAATGTTCAATATTATGATATAGCTGTTACAGAAAGTAATTTATATATAACCTATAATGGATGTATTAATAGAAATGAAAACAGCAAAGATTATCGAAGTTGTGTAGCTATGTATGATAAGGATGGTACATTTGTTAAAAAGGTTGAAGTTTATACTGGAACTAGTAGCAGATTATTTATTACTAGAATTCCTAATAATAAGTTATATGCGATAGTTAATGATAATAGAGGAATACAGTTAAATAGTAATCTAGATATTTATGGTAGTACAAGTCTTACTTCAACGTGGTATTACAGTATAAGTTGGGATTTTGATACTCAAACTTTATTTGCTTATAATGATTATAGTAATGGAAGTATAGATGAATACTATATAGTTCCAGCTTCAGCGCATACACTTCTCCCAGAACCAGTAACAAAAACGCCAGTAAATACAATGAAAATTCAATATGATTTTACTTGTGATTATGTTTATCCATTAGATATGCCTGCTCATTAATTTGAGTGGGCTTTAATTATGTAAAAAGGAGGCTTTGACAATGAAAAATATTATCGAAACAATACAAATAGTATTTGCTACTATTGGTGGCTATATTGGATGGTTCTTAGGAGGAGTTGATGGCTTTATGTATGCACTCATAACCTTTGTTATCATTGATTATTTGACAGGACTTATGGTAGCAGTGCTAGAGAAAAAGTTATCAAGTGAGGTAGGCTTTAGAGGGATTTTCAAGAAGGTACTTATTTTTGTATTTGTGGGGATAGGAAATATAGTAGATGTTCATTTGATTAAGAAAGGTAGTGCAATTCGTACTGCTACTATATTTTTTTATATCTCCAATGAAGGAATAAGCATTATAGAAAATTCAGCTAAGATAGGGCTTCCAGTACCTAAAAAGCTTCAAGATATTTTAGCACAACTAAACAAGGAGGAGAAAAATGAGTAGATTATGTTTTGATTATGGACATGGTGGAGAAGATCCAGGAGCAACTTATAATGGGAGAAAAGAAAGTAATGATGTATTAAGCATTGGTAGAACTGTAGCAGCAGAAGTTAGAAGGCATGGAGTTATTGTAGATGAAACTAGAACTTCAGATGCTACAGTAAGTCTTAATAATAGAAGTAACTTTGAAAGTAGAAATTCATATGATTATTTTATATCATTTCATAGAAATGCTTTTAAGCCCGAACAGGCTAGAGGTGTTGAAACTTATACTTATTTAAGTGCAAGTACAAAAGCTAAAGCACTATCAGAAAAAATACAAGCTGGACTTGTAAGTGTTGGCTTTGTTAATAGGGGAGTAAAGAATGCTAATTATCATGTGTTAAGAGAAACTAGATGACCAGCAGTTTTAATTGAAATAGGTTTTATTGATAATAGCAGAGATAACAATATTTTTGATAGCAAAAGGAATGAAATTATTAGAAAAATAGTTAAAGCTATATTATCTCAGTTAGGTATAAGTTATAAAGAAAATGTAGTTAACGAATCAACAACTTATAAAAAGCAGCAAGCTACAGGTGGACAAACTCTTTATAGGGTTATGGCAGGATCATATGCTCTGAGGGATAATGCAGAAAAGCAAGTTAAGAAGTTAAAGATAGCAGGATTTGATGCTTGCATTATGATTTTTAATAAGTAGTTTTTTATAACTCTACAAACCTTGACTTCTATCACCTTTAGAGTGATATATAGTAGTACAAATTTGATAGAAAGGAGTATTTACATTGCGTGTAAGAATTATTGAGCCTACTTTAAAAGTGCAAAATCAAAAGAAAAGAGTATGTGCTTATGCAAGGGTTTCAACAGATAGTGAAAAGCAAGAAGAATCTTTAGAAAATCAAATATAATATTATGAAAATCTTATTAAAAAGAGAGCAAAGAAAAAGGGGATTATTTCAGGAGATACAAAAAAGTATAAGAGAAGATATCCACTAACAGGAATGCTTTACTGCAGTAAATGTGGAGCTACCTTAAGGAGAAGAACATGGAATAGTAAATTAAGCTGTAGAAAGATAGTATGGCAGTGTAGCAACTACGTTAAAAATGGAAAGAATGCTTGCAGGGGAACTTAAATAGATGATGAGGTTATAAGCAAGCTTAATATAAAGGAAGAAACTGTAGTAAAGGAGGAAATTGGAAATGGCAAGAAGTATTACAGTTATACCAGCAAGAGAACACAGAACCAACATAGCACAAACAATAGAGCCGCACAAAAAGAGAATGGCAGCGTATTGCAGGGTATCAACAGACCAAGCAGAACAGTTATCAAGCTATGAAGCACAGGTAAATTACTATACTAATTTTATAAATAATAGTCCTAAATATGAAATGGTAAAAGTCTATGCTGATGAAGGAATTTCAGGAACTAACACAAAAAAGCGAGAACAATTTAATGAAATGATTAGAGATTGCAAGGCAGGAAAAATAGATGTAATTATAACAAAATCCATATCAAGATTTGCTCGTAATACCTTGGATTGTTTAAATTATGTAAGAACCCTTAAGGAACTTGGCATTGGAGTCATTTTTGAAAAGGAAAATATAAAAACATTAGATGCTAAAGGAGAGGTGTTAATTTCCATTTTAGCAAGTTTGGCTCAAGATGAAAGTCGCTCAATTTCTGAGAATTCAACATGGGGAATAAGAAGGAGATTTTAACAAGGAAAGCTTCATATAAACCATAAAAAGTTTTTAGGATATACTAAAGATGAAGAAGGTAATCTTATAATAGATGAAAAACAAGCCAAGATTGTAAAAAGAATTTATAAGGATTACTTAGATGGAAAAGGTTCAAATAGAATAGCAAAAGAATTTGAAGAAGAAGGGATTAAAGGTTGGAATGGAAAAGCTAAATGGTATGAAAGCACTATAAGAGGAATATTAACAAATGAAAAGTACAAAGGAGATGCGCTATTGCAAAAAACTTACACAGTAGATTTTCTTACCAAGAAAAGGGCAGAAAACAATGGAAAAGTTCCACAGTATTATGTTGAGGAAAGCCACCCAGCAATTATAGATAAAGAAATGTGGGAGGCAGTACAACTCGAGATGGAGAGAAGAAGAATTTTTGCTAAAGAACATGATATTGTAAAAGTAGATTATGCTACAATAACTAATCCTTTTGCAGGAAAAATTATTTGCGGACACTGCGGCAGTGTTTTTGGAAGAAAGGTTTGGAATTCCACAAATGAATTACGCAGGAGGATTGTTTGGAGATGTAATAGAAGATATATTAAAAAAGGTAAGAAAGGCTGTAATAATAAACATATAGATGATAAGGTTTTATACCAAGCCTTCGTAGATACATTCAACGCCATGATTGAAAGTAAAGATTACTTCATGGAGAAGTGGAAGGAACATTTAAAAAGTGATAATGTTTTAGTAAGGTATAAGGCAAAGCAATTCATTGGTATTTTAAAAAATGCAAAACCAATAAAAGAATTTGATGAGGATTTATTTTTTAAGATAGTGGAGAAGATGACAGTATTTAATGGAGAGAAAATTATTGTAAGTTTGCTTGATGGGACGGAGATTGAGGTTATAATTGAATAAATAAAGTTAAAGGAAGAGCCAGTTGAGTAATTTTTGCTGAAATTACTCTGACTGGCCCCTTTTTGTTTTAAAATGAGATTTTATGGAATGTTATTAATGTGTAATATATAATATAATTGTTAATATATTTAGGAAATTTATAGGAATAGAGGAATTTAGATATGACTATGTTATTTTTTAATACTGCATGGATGGATTTTTATGAGTGAATAAATGAAAATACAGAAATTCATGGTGGGGGTTCATATGTTGAAGAGTATGGGTATGGACATGAAATATATAATTTTAAAAATATAAAAGGCAAGGTTTATGGATATGCTCAGCCAAATGGCAGGAATAATCTTGAAAGATTAGGTGCAAATAAAGATGCAGAAAGTTTATCAGGTGTATTATTAATTTTTACAGCAACTCATAAAGATGGCGGAACATTTATTGTAGGGTGGTATAAAAATGCTACAGTATATCGTGACTATCAGGAAACTACAATGGAAGAACGTATATATTATGATGAATACATAGGTTATTACGCAGTAGCTGAAGCAGAAGATGCAGTCTTATTAAATAGAGATGAACGTGTTATGCTTTTTGAACCGATACCAAGAGGAAAAGGTGGTATGGGTCACTCCAATGTTTGGTATGCAGATTCAGATAATATGAAAGATTTTCGTAATAGAGTTGTAAAGTTTATTGAAGCTTATGAGAAGAAAAAAGTAAGAAGAAAAACTGTATCAAAAAGGTGTAAAGATGCTGATTTAAGAAAGAAAATTGAAATGGCAGCTGTTAAGAAAGTCACCGATTATTATAGAAATTTAGGGTATGAAGTGAAGTCTGTTGAAAAAGATAATGTTGGATGGGATTTAGAAGTAAAACGAAAAAGAACCTTGTTTAGGGTTGAAGTTAAAGGAACATCTAGCAGCAATATATCGGTTGATTTGACTCCAAACGAGTATAAGAATATGCAGGTGTATAAAAACAGTTATAGATTAGCTATTGTAACTAATGTATTGGATGAAGCAATGTTGTATAGTTTTTCATATTCTCCAGAAAAAAATGAGTGGATTGACGATGATGGTAACATTTTAGAAATTGAGAATATCATTTCAGCTAGATGCTTTGTATAGGTATAGTTAATTAAAGTGCAGTAAATACATACTTAGTAATTATAAATAACAATCTGAAAAACTACTGAACGAAGAGGAGAGATGAAATATGAAACTGTTTTCAGAATTAAGTAAAAATAAAAATAATAAAGCACGTATCGAAAGAGAAAATCAAAATAGACAGCAACTAAAAAATATCCTAAGTGTTGCAAGAAGTATTATTTCAAAGACAACTACATACGAAGAAAAACATCCCGTTTACTTACTAATAAAGCAACTAGTAGACAATGAGCTTAATAAAAACATCTATAGTTGTATTTCAACCTTCGATGAGAGTAAAGTAAAATATTTCGATATACATGACATTCTACCATATAATAGAAATAAATCATTTAATAAATTTAATGTACTTGATAAAAGTAAAGAAAATGAATACTTGTATGTTGATAGTTTAGGTAAACAGATAAAATATTATGAATTTATCCAAGAATCGAAAGTTGAAGGGAAAAGTGTCACAATAAAACTTGGACAAGACCCTGTTATAACAAGGCCATGGAATGTGAACAGATTGATAGGAGCATATTCAAATATTGGTAAAGGTAAAACATCTGGGAATTGGCAACAAGATAGCAATCATAGAACGGAATTGTGGCTCCCTTTTGGTATTACATTTGTTAATTCTGGTAATCATTCAATAACAACTGGGATTTTAAATAATGAAGGATCATTAGAAGTTACAGAAATATATGATATGAGTAATATATTCCATCACATATACTGTGATGGAGTTAATTTTTTTAGAACAAAAGATAATAGTCTTTATGCATCAGTTGAGAATTTTTCATTAGCAATTGTATACGAAATTGGCCGCTTGATAAATAGTTATAAATTCAGTGAAAAAAATATTAAATTTAAAAATCTTGAATTAGTTTAATTTTTACAAAATGAATAATAGACACTCCGGGTAGTTAAATATTAACTTCATCACTGATGCCATAAATAATGGAGGTATTATGAGCTATGAATTTATGATTTTTTCTAGCAGAAGTTTTTGGCAAGAACTTAGTATATCATATAAGAAGTTCCGCAATACTATGTAGAAGAAAGCCATCCTGCAATAATAGATAAAGAGATGTGGGAATCAGTACAGCTAGAAATGGAAAGAAGGCGAGTATTTGCTGAAACTTATGGGGTATTTAAATTAGACTATGTAACATTAGATAATCCTTTTGCAGGAAGAGTTATATGTGGAAGTTGTGGAGGAATATTTGGAAGAAAAACATGGCATTCCACAAATGAAAATCTCAGAAGAAAAGTTTGGATGTGTAGCAATAGGTATAAAGTAAAAGGTGAAAAAGGCTGCCTAAATAAACACGTTGATGATAAGGTTTTATACCAGACTTTTATAAATATTTTCAATGCCATTATTGAAAATAAAGATTATTTTATAGAGAAGTGGAAAGACGGACTTAAAAGTGAGAATGTTTTAGTAATATATAGGTCAAAGCAGTTTATAAAAATTATTGAAAAGGCAAAGCCAATAAAAGAATTTGATGTGAATTTATTTTTGAAGGTTATAGAGAAGATGACTGTGTTTGAAGGAGAGAAGATTATTGTAAGTTTGCTTGATGGGACTGAAATAGAAGCTGTAATTGAATAATAGATTTAGATTTAATTGAAGCCAGTTTTATGTAATTTATATTTAAATTACATAAAACTGGCTTTTGTTTTGTTGGAACATGTAAAAAATTTGTAAAAATAGTTAATGTTAACCTACTACAAAAAGGTGTATAATTGGAGTTAGAATATATTTTTAGGGAATAAGCAATTTAAAAATAAATTTATAGATAATTTAGTGTGGAGAAGGGGTGATACTTATGAAATTGAAAAATAGTAATGTGACTATTGATAAAATAATGCTGGATCCGTTTAATCCAAGATTTAGTATTCCAAACTCTCAACAGCAACAATTAATACAAAGAAGGCTTATGGATGACCCAAAAACAAAGGACTTATTGTATAGTATGCAAACAGGATTAACGTGGGTAAATAAAATTGTAGTAAGAAGGCTATCAACATTTACGGATAAAGAAAAAGAGAAGTTAGGAGATAACATAGATTTATATGATTATGTTGCAGTTGAAGGTAATACTAGATTAGCATGTTTGAAAGATGAAAAAATGATCAAGTATTTTGACAAAGTGAATGAAATACCAATTATTGAAGCTGAAAAAGAGTTGAAAGAAACTCAAGAGGAGTATGAGCGTCAAATTAGAAGATTACAAGGTATTGCTAATGTAATGGCTGTAAAGGACTGGGATGTAATACCAAAAGCAAAACATGTTTATAGATTATATGAGGATAAAAGAAATCTATATAGTGACAAAACAAATCAGCAAATTTTTAAAGAGATAAGTATGGAGATAGGTGTTAAACCAGGAAAAATTAAAACATTTGTGTATAGATATATATATTATAAAGAATTAATGGAAAATGTGGGAAATGTATCCGAAGATGACTGGAAGTTTTTTGAGATATTCGAGCAGAATGAAGGGATAAGAAAGATATTTGGATGGAATAGTGAAAAAAGTGATTTTGAATGGAATAATGATTCTTATGAAGATGAAGAGATTCTATTAAAACAAGAACTATTGTATTTATTTCCTGAAATAATAAAGAGTGCGAAAAGAGAAGAGGTTAGTTCAAAAGATATACGAGACATTATAAGAAAGGAATATGATAAAAAAGAAGTAGAAGAATTAATAGTTGATTTTAAAGAAGTTATAAAATGTGACAATGATGACTATGCATATAATAAATGGAAGACTAAATATTTAAGTAAGCAAAGTGAAATTGACAATGAAATAGAGTGGAATTCTAAATTGGTAAATATTTCAGCACAGTTAAAACAATATCCAATAAATGAAGATTGGCCTATAAATCAAAAGGACAAACTATTAGAAATACAAAAAAAAGTATCACAACTAATTAAGTACTTAGAGACTATGGGTTAAAGTAAGATGGATAGGATTAGTACAAGGGATTTAAAAGCAATATGTAAATATATATCGGAAAATTATAAATACGAAGAAATGGAATTTGACAACTATTTAAAAGATTATGCTTTTAAAATTAAGAACGATGTTACTATAAACATAAGTGAGGAAACAATAATCGATACATTAAGCGATATTCAATCCAATTACTATAAAAGACTGGTAGAACTGATTTGTAAAACAATTGAAAAAAATGGTCCTATTTCAAAAATTAATTTAAAGTATTCACCGCCTATTCATTTGATTTCAAATACTAAATTTGGTGAAAATGTTGTAAATGGTGATGTGGATAGATATAAACTTCAGCTTAACTATATTTTAAATAACGATAATTATAGTGGAGTTTTTTATGAAAAATTTTGTTACTTGTTTTTGGAGGATATTGGTATTTTAGGTGTAGAAACAAAGCATAGTGGTGATGCTGGCATAGATATTATAGCGACGACTGATATTTATTCAAATAAACAATTAGCAAATCATCTTTTTGTCAATAAAATGCTTATGTTAGTACAAGTTAAATTTTATAAGAATAAAGCAGATAGCTCTATCATTAGACACATTATTGGTGATGGTATGCTTTATAGATTTGAAAATGAAAAAATCTTGTTTAATCCTATGCAATTAATTGTTGTTAATCATAGTGGATTTAATCCAAGTGCTGAAATGTATGCAAAAAAAATGGTGTTAAGTTATTAGATTCTGAGACTATGATAAATATAATAATGAACTCTGATAAAAGATACGATTTTGAATGTTTAAAGTACCTAAATAGATATTATAAGGATATTATCGATAAAAACAAATAATATTTAAATGTATATATAGGAGGCTTATATGAGTATTTTAATTGACACTAGGCTAAATAAATTTCAATTGCCTGTTACAGTAAAATTTGATAAAGACTATTATACTGAGTTAAATAACTTATTAGAAAAGTATTATGAGCATATATCTAATATATCAAATCTTCCAAGTGAAACTATAAAAAGAACACTATCAAACATAAAATACATTCGTGAAAGTTTAGAACATTACAGCAAAGCTGATATAAGTGCAGCTAAGGAGTGCATCAAGAATATCATTAGGGATTATATTAATGATCCATACATTGTTTCAGAGCTTGATAAAAACTATGCTTTTCGTGGGATTGCCCCATTAAAAATGCAACAAAAAAAATTTGGTTATGATGTTGCATATAGTGAAACTTATGAGAAAATGAATGTTAAAGAGTTAAGTTTTTTTAAAGCTAGAGTTTCTATAGATAGTATTAAAAGAAAAGATATGTTACATATCCCTTTTGATAAAAGAGGATTAATATCAACACAAAGATTTAGTATGGCTGGCATACCATGTATGTACCTGTCAACGACTACTTTAGGTTGTTGGTTAGAAATGGAAATGCCGGAATTAGAATTGTTTTACGTTTCGTCATATAAATTACCAACAAATTTAAAGGTATTGAATCTGTGCATCAGCCAACATACCATTAATGGAAGCACAGGCGGTGGATATGTTGAAAATTATGAAATTGAGCATGTTTGTAGTTTGATTGAGATTTTTCCATTGGTGTGTGCAACATCACTACGTGTTTTGGAAAAGGATAGAAGTTTTAAATCTGAGTATATAATATCTCAAATATTGATGCAAGCTGTTAATGAATTGAACATTGATTCTGTAGCATATTTATCAAAGAAAATGTCAGATTACTATGCGTATCCTCAAACGGTAAATATTGCTATACCTATAAAATCTAATAATATACCTCCATTTAATGAAAATTCAATGGAGGTATATTGGGATAAGGCAAAAGAAATTAAACTAAGTGATGCTTTTAACTATGGTGAATATATAAACAAAAGATTATATTCAAACTATCAACATATAGCTCCTTTTAATAGTTATGTAAATGAAATTTATCATGACAGTAAGGAGAGTAATAAAATTATGTTTGCCGGAAGTATATGTAATTATACTGAAACAAGCTTTTCAAAATTTGATGAATATTTAACTAAACAGATTCATCATAAATTTGAATAAAATTTAATTAGTTACAGTTTTACATACATTAGTACATACATTAGTACATAAATTTAAAGATTGTAATTGATGAATGAAGTGTATATTCTGGATTGAAATACAGTATAAAGAAGATGGGGGATTTAAAAGTGCAAAGATATGAAATTTTGGAAAAGTGCCAAGAAAATATGATTAAGGCTAATGAGATTATAGAAGGTAAGTAAATAAACCCAATTGTTAAGGCTATGACAATACCATTAAAAAATAGGATAGCAAGAATAAAAGAAATATGCTCTATTGAAAAATATAACTTATGTTTTATTGGAAATGTTGGTGTTGGTAAGTCAACAGCAATTTTATAAGAACAATATAAGTAATTCTCATAAAGAGAAATTAATGGAGATTAGAATTACAATTGAATCTTGCTTAAGCGACATAAATAATAATTATAATTTATTCATTGAACGTTTAGAGGATGAGGTAAGATATGGTACATCAGCTAGTACAATAAGGGCTTCAGTTAATAGAAATGGTATATATTGTAACTATAACATTTATGTTCAAGCAAAGGATGTGTCGTATGAACAATTTGATGAAGCTTGTAAAAAACCTCTATACTATATTGAAAAAGAAATTTGCAGGGTTCTTGATGACAAGGATGTGATGGAAGAAGCTTTGCAAAAAGCGATTATGTATAGCATAACTGATTTATTTAACAAATACAGAGAAAAAAATGCTAATGATTACTATACAATACTTAAAGGAAACATCTATCAAGATAGTTCTTGGGCAGTTATGCAGAGTTTTTGGGGAAATAAAATAAAAGGGTTAAAATATAGAGATAGAGTTGCTGATCTTTTATTCAATGTTATTAAAAACAAAAATGTAGTTAAATCAATAATAGAAAAAGAGAATACAAATAATTTCTTTAGTCAATTATATAAATTTATATCCCTATAATTACTGGAAAAATACTATAGCATGAATATTATGTCAAGCTAAGTATATTATTAAAAATGATTATTACGAAACTATTCCTTGACAAGTCAACGCTTAAGAGCAATTACTTTAGTTATGATTTATTAAGGAGTTGAAACAAGATGACAGATGAGCAAAAAGAAAAAATTAAACAATTGCGGCAGCAAGGAATAGGGTATAAACAGATAGCAAATGAAATCGGCTTATCAAGAGATTCGGTAAGAGGATATTGCAGGAAACACGGATTAGATGGTTTCGGTGAAGAGTTAGCAATGAAACATAAGATGTTAATGCAAGAAGAATTCATATATATACTTTGTCTCCAATGTGGCAAAGAAATTAAGCAGAATGCTACAGGGAGAAAAAGAAAATACTGTTCCATGGAATGTAAGAGATTGTGGGATAAAATACATCGAAAAGCATTTGAGTTAAAGTGCTCATACTGCGGAAAAGAATTTAAGTCTTTAGGTATTAAACATCTTAAATATTGTAGCAGGACTGCTATATTAAAGATAGGTTTTGGAGAAATGAAGATGCTAAAGAAATTGCCGATAAAATTCTAGAGTTTAAAAAGGTTAATAAAATACCTAAATGACTTAAAGAATTATTGATTGGAGATGAATATGTATAGGCATATAGGGGGGCATAGTTGGGACATTTTGCAATATGTTAAACTAAAAAAGATAACAAGATGGGTATTGCAAATCGAGTATTTGCATGGGTTTCAGGCATAGCCCCCTTTACTATAAAACGACCTAGGGGGTTGTTAAGAAATATTTGCCAAAATGTATAAACGGCTTGTCTAAACACACATCGAGTGCATAGTAAAGCTTAAAAGGAAACACAGTTAGAGGTATTGGTATAGTTGGGGTTACAAGATGGTGGAAATGAGAGATGTTTCTTAATACGGGGTTAGGAAACAGGTAGAAAAAGAATTTAACATAGTTATTAGAGCTCTTGAGTGTAAAGGATGCACTTGAGGGCTTTTTAGCGTGTATATAACCAAATATAAAATTAATTACATAAATTTTAAAAAAAATGATTGATTAAGACAAGAAATACCAATATAATAATATTATATTGACTAAGACAATAAAAATAATTGGGGGTGAATATTTGATAGGATTAGAGTATATTCTGGGATTGTACAATATGCAGCACATAGAACTTGCAGAAAAACTAGGTATTAAGAAACAGAATATAAACATGTGGATAAAAAAGAAACAAAAAATTCCTAAAAAATATCTCCCTGTGCTTGAGAAACTTTTTGGATTAAACCAAAAATATTTTGGTGAAGATTTATCTGAAATAGAAAAATTAGAAATTCAAAAAGAAAAACTTAAGAGGGATTTAAAACCAATCATTAAAAAGCAAGAGCAACAATTTATGATTGGAAAAATAAATGATATTGTAGAAGTTCCTATTTACGATAAAGAAGAAGTAAACAGAATTGAAAGGAGTATAGAAAAAGCAAAACTTGTTTCTAGATTTAAAGAAGCTTTAGATGTGATAGATAATAATCCTTATATTGATACTTATAAGTTAATAGTTGAGCTCTTGGAAAAAGCACAACATGAAGTTTTAGTTCATAAAACAATAGAGGCATTAGGGCATTATTTTGAAATATTGCCTGATTGGGTATCTACAGGCCTAGAACAAGATGAGTTTGAAAGTGAGATATTTGAAGTTTTTGATGATAATAATTTTTAACACTGAACTTAAAAGATGGTAAGATGAGGGATGCAAAATGAAACTTTATTATGAGTATGGAGCAAAGATTTATAAGATTAAAGCTAAGAAACATGACAAAGTTATTTTATATAATACTAACTTCAAAAAACATATTAAAATTAGCCATCCAGAAATGACTATAAAGAAAATACAAGAAATTTTAGAAAATCCAGATTATGTATACACACCTTCTAGAAACAGTACACTTTATTATTATGAGAAAAATTTAAAAGATGGTACATATAGAGTGGTTATTAATAAATATAAGATAAAAAACACTAAAGTAGTTGTAACAGGATATAGAGTAAATAATGAAGATAAATTTACAATAAAGCACGTGCATTGTGTATATGATAGGAAAACTCATGTTTCTTATGAAGATATAGAAATAGAATTAGAAAATGATATAGATTATTTTTATGAGATTTTTAATATAGTAGAGTAAAATATAAGGAGGAATATAAAAATGGCAACAGCGAATATAGGTTTTGAAGAAACCTTATGGAAATCAGCAGATAAATTAAGAGGAAGTATGGATTCAGGGGAATATAAGCATGTAGTATTAGGACTTATATTTGTTAAGTACATATCTGATAAATTTGAAACAAAGTACAACGAACTTTTAGAAGAAGGGGAAGGATTTGAGGAAGATAGAGATGAATATACTTTTGAAAATATATTCTGGGTTCCTAAAGAAGCAAGATGGAATTATATAAAAGATAATGCTAAAGACCCTAAAATAGGTCAATACATAGATGATGCAATGATTTTAATAGAAAAGGAAAATCCAGCATTAAAAGGAGTTCTTGATAAAAGATATGCAAGACCAGAACTAGACAAGAGAAGACTTGGAGAACTTATAGATTTAATATCAACAATAAAGTTACATGAAAATGGAGAAAAAGATCTTTTAGGTAGAGTATATGAATACTTCTTAGGAAAATTTGCAGCCAAAGAAGGTAAAGGTGGTGGAGAGTTTTATACTCCAACTTCAGTAGTTAAAACATTAGTTGAAATGATAGAGCCATATGAAGGAAGAATTTATGACCCAGCCTGTGGTTCTGGTGGAATGTTCATTCAAAGTGAAAAGTTCGTAGAAGAGCATCAAGGAAAAGTTGAAAACTTATCAATATATGGACAGGAGTTAAATTCAACAACTTGGAAACTTTGCAGAATGAACCTTGCAATAAGAGGATTAGATGGAAATATAGGACCATATCACGCAGATACATTCCATGATGATTTACATAAAACATTAAAGGCAGACTATATATTAGCAAATCCTCCCTTTAATATTAGTGATTGGGGTGGAGATAAATTAACAGAGGACGTTAGATGGAAATATGGTGTGCCACCAGAAGGAAATGCAAACTATGCATGGCTTCAGCATATGGTATATCACTTATCACCAAATGGTTGTGCAGGAATAGTTCTTGCAAATGGAGCATTAAGTTCAAATACTTCTAATGAAGGAGAAATAAGAAAGAATTTAATAGAATCAGATTTAGTAGATGCAATAGTTGCACTTCCAGATAAGTTATTTTACTCAACAGGTATCCCAGTTTCATTATGGATATTAAACAGAAATAAAAAAGATAATCCTAAATTTAGAAGTAGAGAAAATGAAATATTATTCATAGATGCTAGAAACTTAGGAGAAATGATTGATAGAAGACACAGAGAATTGAGTAATGATGATGTCAAAAAGATAGCTGAAACTTATCATAATTATAGAAACTTAAGTAATGGAGAAGTGAGAAATGAGAATGGAGAATCAAAAGAGTATAAAGATATTAAAGGGTTCTGCAAAGTAGCAACATTAGATGAGGTAAGAGAAAATGAATATGTATTAACTCCAGGTAGATATGTAGGTATAGAAGAAGCAGAAGATGATGGAATTCCTTTTGATGAAAAAATGAAAACACTCACAAGTGAATTAGGAGAACTATTTGAAAAGTCAAGAAACCTAGAGGAGGAAATAAGAAAGAATCTAGGAGGAATTGGATATGAGTTTTAG